GATAACAGCTTGACCAACAGCTTCGGCATCAGAAATATAATCTTGCTTTCCTCGCCCCATATAAGGCTCATTATTTGCACCTAGTTTTCTGTATCTCATCCTGCAAACACCTTTGAACTGCCACCTGTGATTGTCCCAGTAACTCCACCCACAACAACATTATCGCCTATCCTTGCAATCCCATTACCGTCAGGACTTCCTAGATCAACCCGCCCTCCGGTTACTGTTACAGTTGAGCCTGTCACATTTACTGCTCCTGTAGAACTCAAATTCAGAGTAGCGTTCGAGTCAATATTAATAATTGCGTCAGAACTAATAGCCATAACGCCTGTGCTACTTATATTCATCAATGATTCTGATTCTATACCCATAACTCCTGTGCTTTTAACATTCATTGTCCCTGACGAATCAATATTTATCTGACTATTCGCATTAACATTCACTGTGTTGAAGCTGTTTATATTTATCTCTCCATTTTTCAATTCTATTGAATCTTGATTTGTTTCATTTCTTATAACAACAGAGTCTGTAGAATAATTTGTTATCACTCTTGTTTGATTCCAAATTCCGCACAGCGCAAATGCATCAGATAAGTCATGCCTTCGTCCTGACAATTGTTCGTTTTCCTCTCCGCCTCTCTGAAACCAGTCATCTATACAAGTATCTGCAAAACAGACGAGGCACTCATCATTTTCTCTAATCGGCATAGTTATTACAAAATCACCGGCACGAGGCATGAATATAGGCACATCAACAAGTAATGGGACTTTCTTCGATTCTAAATTCCCATCAATAACAATCTTCTCTTTTGTTACAAGCTGAACCGTAGCTGTTTGCTTCTCTGAATTAAACGATTTGATAATCCCAGGAGCACAGCACCGAATCTCAAACTTGATTTTATGCACAAGCATATCATACAAGTCTGATTGATTACCTATTAAAGTCTGAACAGCTATATTTGACATCTCTACCTCAAATTTGCAGTAGGCTTTGCTCCTGCCCCACCCATACCTGCTATCATGTCAGGATTAACAACTCCCTGAACATTAGTGTGCCAAGTGTTTCCTCTCGTATCGCCTACATGATTAACATAAACCACCTTATATGTTCCTGACGGCTCAAGCAACTGCATATGCTGACCATACATAACTGGCATTGATTTAATTTCACCATGCCTTATATTTACTCTTATTGCGGGTATCTTAAATCTGATCCTAGGGTCAAGCAATGTTTGAAATGAAATCCCTTTAGGAATTTGTGTAGGCGTCCCTATCAATCCTGAATCAGGTGAAATGACAATATCGCTATCAGGCGAAACATCTTGAATCAAATCTGTTGTTGTCATTTCTCCATCTTGATTTGTCCCTACCTGCAGCCCTCTCACTTGTGCTTCTTCTTTTATTATACTCCTACCATCTCTAAAAAATACTGAACCTCTTGTTAAAGTTGAATCATCACTTTTTAATGAGTCAGAAGTCTTCCATGGCAGCTTCATTTGCTGAGAAACATATTCAATCTTATCACCGCAATTTACCGGTGTTGATAAAGTAGCAGATACAAAACTTGTTTGGACAACAGCTATTGAATCAACACAGTGCATAGTAAAAACCCTATCAACAACATTTTCTCTAACATCATAAGCATGCCAAATAAATCCTTGCCATATCAATCCTCTGTTATCTTTATAACCGGCTTCAATAGCAACCCTACCGCCCTCACTAGCAAGCATTTGTATGGTCTTGTGATTCATATTATAAACCGATACATCACCATAACTATATGCTGCCAACGCTGATGTTACATTAAACATGCACTTCAAAGCCTCATCGCCATAATCAGAAGAAGAAACTACAATAGCATCATTTTCACCGTATTTGTTTGTGTCTGACCACTTACTCCTAGGAATAACGGATATCTTCCATGCTCGATCAAATAATTTCTTCTTCCCACCAATCAAATGCTGTTACCCCAATACCATTCAAAGTCTGAACTGAAATTCTCATATGTTAAATCATCAAACGGCAAGTTAGATATTCCTATAACCGCTGTTGAGCCTATCTTTAAATACTGATACTGTTCAAGCATGTTTTGATAAGGAAGTATTGGCATACTAGCCAATACAACCTCTTTTTTACTCTTGTCTGTTATGTCGGCAAACCAATACCCCGCCATTCTATTAAAACGTAAATATATTTCAAGCTCTACAAGTTTATTATCAATTTCAACGGTCGTGTTGATTCTCTGATTTGCAATGTTCCTAAAATCTAAAATTTGTAGAGCCATGTTTTAAAATCCCCCAACAGGCATACCACTCATACCGCCACCTAAAATAGTATCAAATAAACCTGCTCCTAAATTATCTCCAGATTTAGGAGGAGCTCCCCACCCAGCCCCTTTTTTTGTAGCACCTGATGTTTTTCTTCCATAATCAGCCTTTTTTGTTAAAATAGATACATTATTTCTTTTATTCGAAGGGACATTGGTGCTGACTGGTAGAGAAGCGATAGCTGGGAATCTTGTCTTATCAGTAATACCCACATCTGCAATAAATACCTGCTCAAATATAATCTGGCATTTCAAAGAATACATCGTATTTTTATCATCTGTGGTGGATATCTGAGTAATTATCATATTTTCATATCTATTCAATCTTGTATTGACAATCAACGGAATTCCTTTTTTCTGAAGGTCAACAAATGTTCTATAGGCATTTACAGATTTGGAATCTTCTTTTGAATAAGCGTGATTGCTGCTCCCTATATCAGCGAACGAATCAATAGCATAAGAATCCATCGCATCGCTCATTCCTATTTCAAGAGTAACTGTAGCAGGCATCTGATATGAATGGTCTGCGATGGCTGCTCCAGTTTGTATCGGGTGTTTAGTAATCGTTCTTGTGGTTATGTGCTCTGTCCTTAATACAGCATCAAAGAAATAGTTTATATTATCTATTGGGTTCATAATATAAACCATTGTTACAGATGGTCCACCAACACCACCTGAACTACCCCAAGCTGAAGGACGGTAACCTCTAACTGTTGCCTTTGATGAAGCATCACTCATCACCCTCATTCTGTTTTCTATCACATCAGAAGGTGGTATGTCAAACATCTGTCGTATCGCCCCATACACAGACAGCAAAGAAGAAGCCCTTTCAATCGGCAAAGACTGTTGAACCTCTTTTGTTCTTCCAGTCATCTTTGACTCTAATTCCCTAAGTCTCTCTGAAGGAACAGCTTTTACTTTTTCTCTCTGTTCAGACACCTTTTTATGATGATCAATAAGCCTGTCTGCAGGAATTTCTGCTCCTCTTGAAACGCTTTTTGACAAGCTCTTTTCAATCTCAAGTAATCTGTCTGGACTTAAAGGTATATCTGCCATTACGAAACCGCCCTTTGTTCTTGTGCAACCATTACTATATTTTTCAGAAAGTTAGTTGTGTCGCTAACCCCAGGTAAATTCAAGTTTTCTATGTTAACCACATATGTGTCTGTAGACGGCTGTCCTAAAAAAGAAGTCGGTCCTGGTGCTGGTGCTTGTGCTGGTGCTTGTGCTGGTGCTTGTGCTGGTGCTTGTGCTGG